AACGGCCGCGTCGTGATCACCGAAGGATCGAACGTGCTCGACCTGCTCGGCCTCCTGCTTCGCCCGCCAAGCCGCCTCGTCCTCGCGCGCCATCGCGTCGAGGTACGAATCGCATGGAGGGCAATAGTTGTCGTCGCCAGCGGTCGGCTCGTAGCACTTAAAACAGCGACGGCAGCGGGCGGTGCGGGGGAGTGAATTGGACATGTCCAGCTATATCGCACGGTGCGAATTATTAGTCAAGACAAAATTCGCATCATGCGATAACGGTAGAAGGTGCGCAGGCTTACCTGATAGTATTTTTTTAATGAGGAGGCGGCCGATGATCTGCATTGCAACGGCAGACCTCGACTTTGCAAAGTCTTTGATTCCACTATTGCCGTACGCTAAAACCTTCGTCACGCGAGCGACTGATGCGCGCGATCTACGCCATCAGATCCACCAGCAACAACCGAAGGTAGTCCTGCTGGATGTTCGCCTTGGCGGGAACGATTTCCGAGCGCTTGGAGCTGTGCCGCGGTTGCAACTCGTGCGAGCGGCGCCCTGTGTGATTGCGCTGCTTCCCTTTCAGCGGAAGTCAGCGCATCAGGAGGCGCTCAGGCTCGGTTGTTTTGAGACGATCAGTCTTCGCGATCGTGCTTTTGGATCGAAGCTCGGCGACCTCGTTTCCTTGGCGATCCGATCACACGAGGAGGCGGCGCGGCTTCGTTCTCCGCTGCCGTCGAAGGCTGTACATTAGCCAACCGCTTCGCCAGCGACTCGGGTGTCTCGACATTGAAGTGCTGCTGCTCGGGCAGCGTGAAGCGCCCCTCTTGAGATAGATCGCGGATCCGTGTCAGTGCCTGCTGCACGCTCTGCTTCTGTGCGTGCGCCACGCGATCGAGCATTTCAAGCGTGACCAAACGATCGCCCTTCCGCTGCATCGACAGCGACCCCTGGCTCACGCCTGCGGTCCTGGCGATCTCGTTCTGCCGGCCATCCGGCACAATCTCCTCGAGGTAGGCGCGCAGCACTGGCTGAAAACGCGACACGTACCCTGAGGACCTGCCGCCCCTTCGGCGTCCCATTGCCACACGATCAGGCTGATTATGAAAGCAATTCAACACCGTTCGCATCATGCGACTAATCCTTCTTGACAAAATTCGCATGATGCGATAACGATTCGGATATGGAGCAGCCAAGTCAGCACCCGCTCAAGACGTACCTGCTTGGCAAGAAGATGGCCGCGCGCGACTTCGTCAAGCTGATCGCGCAGCACGGCGTGAAGACGACACCAAGTTATCTCAGCCAGATCGTTATTGGCCACCGGCACCCGTCGCGCGTACTCGCGGTTGCGATCTCGCTCGCCACGGACGGCGAAGTTTCGATCGACAAGTTGATGACCTTCGATGCCTCGGCGGCGGCGTAGTGATGTTCTTGCTTCAGGCAAAGATGCAACTCGGAGCAGTGGGCTCAGGAGCACACCCCGCAGACGGGCGGATCGCTCTCGTTGCACCAAGTGCAAACCTGCTGTTGCGTTCCATTGCCGCACACGATCTGTCGCGCGAGGCAGCAGCTACTCACGCTCATATTCGTTGTGCACTGAAGCATATGTGGCGCACCGGCATCGGGTACATCGCAAAAACCGCAGTCAGTGCCGACAAGTGCGGGATTGCAGCTCGCGCCGAGCTTGGCGCATGTGGCCGGCGGCATGAGGTCGGGCGCTGGTGTCAGATCGCGCGGCCCGAAGTCGCGCATCGGCCGCGCCTGGTCGCCCGCGGCGTCTACTGCAATCTCGAGATCGGCCTGAGCGAAGTCGACCCCGCCGTCCGTCTGAGTCGCGGCCGCCCCGCTGCAGCCACTGATCAAGATCGCCAGGATTACGCGCATACCTCCAATCGTACCGCCGCGCGTCACGCCAGCGCAAACCACCGAGGCTGAGATCATGTCGAGCCGACGCCACATGCCTTCAGTCTTGCCTAAAACCGAACCGGGTGGTCACCGGGTTCCGTCGTCCCTGCCACAACCCGTGCAAGTGTCGTTTTCGTGGGATGCCAAGGCACGTGTTCAGGAAACTCAAACGGAATTGCGGCAACTCGCCGCTGCGGCCGTGCGTCATGCCGGCGGCGCGGCGTGGTTGGCGGCTGCGCTCGATCGTGAACCCAGCTACGAGACGAAGATCAATGACGCACTGGCCGCACGCGATGAACGGCGCATACAGCTCGACTGGCTCGCGCCGCTCCTCGACGATCTGATCGCGAGCGAAATGATCGTGTCCTGGCTGTGCGCGCGATGCGGATTCGAGCCGCCGGTGCGCAAGCGAACCACGACGCCCGAACAAGAGGGACAGGCGGCGCGCGCCGTGTTCGCGCGATTGCCCGAGTCCATCAAGAGCGGACTACGAGCGGAGATGGCGCGCGAGCTCGGCGTGCGCGTCGAGGATTTGAAACTGTAGGTTCCGCCCGCGCGCCGTTTGGCCGCGGGCTTTGTTTGCGCGCGTGAGCGCGAGGAGAGAAGCGATGGTTTGTATTGGCCGCTGCTGTCCATCAGTCTTTTGCCTTCCCTGCATTCGCGCTCGCCACGCCGCGCGCCAGTCCCTCTTCGTCTATCGGTTCGCTCGCCTGCTCGATGTCGTCGGGCCGCGCACGAACGTCGGCGTACGCGGCTATCAGCTTTGCGCGAATCCCAAGCATTCGGTGGCGTGTTGCCAATGAGCAATACCGATTGCCACGTCATCCTGCGCGCGCAGGTGCGTCAGATCATAACCGTCGTCGCGGCGGTGTACGGCGTATCGCTCGACGAGGTGCTATCGCTCAGTCGAGAGCAACCGATCGTCTACGCGCGGCAACTCGCCATGTACATCGCGCGGCACGATCTCAGCGAAGGCGATCAGCTTGCCTCGTACCCGCGGCTCGGGCGCGCATTCGGCCGCGATCACTCGACCGTCATTCAAGGTGTGCGCGAAACCGAGCGGCGGCTCGAGCGCAGCGAATGGCGCGAGCTCTTGGCGAAGGTTCGCGAGCGGCTGCCAAGGCCGATCACGGTGCAGCTGCCGCTCACGGTTCGCGAGGAGATCGAGGCGCTCAAGACTCGTGTGCAGGAGCTCGAGCGGCAGATTGCCGCAGGGAAGCAACCGTGAGCAAAACGCGCTTCGATCTCCGTCTTGGTGAGTGCGTGCGCGCAGACGGGGCGCCCGTACCCGACGGGCTGTGCTCGCTTGAGGACAAGAGAGCAGCCGTGAGCGCGCGCTCCGATCGGTGCGCCTGCGGCGGACCGCGGCGCCGTGGCGGAAACGACTGCCTTGCCTGCCTCGCGCGCGCGAATCGCGAGTACCGCGCGCGGCAGAAAAAGAAGTTCGACGCGCTCAAGGCCGAGAACGTGCGGCTGCAAAAGCGCGTCGACAAGCTGGAGCGAAAATATGGACTCCTATAGCCAGTTCATCGCGTCAAAGTCGCGCTACGTCGACCCCGTCGGCTTCGAGCCGCGCATGGTGTCGGAGCGGCTCTACCCGTTCCAGTGCGACCTCACGCGCTGGGCCGCGCGACTCGGGCGCGCCGGCATCTTCGCCGACTGCGGCATGGGCAAGACGCCGATGCAGCTCGAATGGGCGCGGCTCGTCCACGAGCACACGAACAAGAACGTGCTCATCCTCGCGCCGCTCGCCGTCGGCAAGCAGACCGCGCGCGAGGCCGAGCGATTCGGGATCGAGGCGCGCTATTGCCGCAAGGGCTTTTTCGCGCAGGACGGTATCACGATCACGAACTACGAGATGATCGAGCACTTCAATCCCGCCGACTTCGTCGGCGTCGTGCTCGATGAGTCTTCAATCCTGAAATCGTATTCGGGCGCGACGCGCAACAAGATCCTCGAAGCGTTCTCGCGCACGCCCTACCGCCTCGCGTGCACCGCCACGCCGGCGCCGAACGACTTCATGGAGCTCGGCAACCATGCCGAGTTCTTCGGCGTGCAGACGCACGCCGAGATGCTGTCGATGTTCTTCGTTCACGACGGCGGCTCGACGCAGGACTGGCGCCTCAAGGGCCACGCGGAAGCGGAGTTCTGGCGCTGGGTCTGCCGGTGGGCGGCGATGATCCGCCGGCCGAGCGATCTCGGCTACGACGATGGCGCGTTCGTGCTGCCGCCGCTCAACTTCCACGAGCACGTCGTCGGTGTCGACCACGTTACCGAGCGCAAGGCCGGGCTGCTCTTCGCCATGGAGGCGCACACGCTCGCAGAACGCCGGGCGGCTCGTTGCGCGAGCATCGAGGACCGTGTCGCGAAAGCGTCCGAGCTGGCGTCGCAAGGTGGTCAATGGCTCGTATGGTGCAATCTCAACGACGAGAGCAAAGCGCTCGCCGCCGAGATCCCCGACGCCGTCGAGGTTACCGGCTCAGACGAGCCCGAGAAAAAAGAAGAGGCGATGCTCAGATTCGCCGAGGGCTCGATCCGCGTGCTCGTGTCCAAGCCGTCGATCTGCGGTTTTGGGATGAACTTCCAGCGCTGCTCGAATGTCGCCTTCGTCGGGCTGTCTGATTCTTACGAGCAGTTCTACCAGGCGATCCGGCGCTGCTGGCGTTTCGGCCAGACGCGCCCCGTCGAGGCGCACGTTATCACGTCCGAGCTCGAAGGCGCTGTCGTCACGAACATCAAACGCAAAGAAGAGGACGCCGAGCGCATGGCCGTCGCAATGGTCGCAAGCATGCGCGAGGTGATGCAGGCGTCGATGCGCGGCACGCGACGCGATGCCACTGAATACGAGCCTGCGGCCGCACTGGCACTGCCGGCGTGGCTGCTGCAATCGGAGGGAGCATGAACGTCATCAATCAATCCATCGGCGAGCGCTACGCGCTCTATAACGGTGACTGCGTCGAGGTCGTGCGCGGACTGCCCGACGCGACGATCGACTACTCGATTTTTTCGCCGCCCTTTGCGTCGTTATACACCTACAGCAATAGCGATCGCGACATGGGCAACTGCCGCGACCACGACGAGTTCTACGAGCACTTCAAGTTTTTGACGGGCGAGCTTCTGCGCGTGACGAAGCCGGGGCGGCTTTGCTCGTTCCATTGCATGTGCCTGCCGACGTTGAAGGCGCGCGACGGAATGATCGGGCTCTCGGACTTCCCGGGCATCCTCATCCGCGCGTTTCAAGACGCCGGGTGGATTTTCCATTCAAAGGTAACGATCTGGAAAGACCCGGTCACGGCAATGCAGCGCACCAAGGCGATCGGGCTTCTCTACAAGCAACTCAAAAAAGACTCCTGCCTATCGCGTCAGGGGATTCCCGACGAATTGATCACAATGCGCAAGCCCGGCGACAACGCCGAGCCCATCACACACACCGAGGAAGATCTTCCGGTCGGCGTGTGGCAGCGTTACGCGTCGCCGGTGTGGATGGATATCAATCCGTCCAATACGCTGCAAAAGGAATCGGCGCGCGAGGAAAGGGACGAGCGCCACATATGCCCCTTACAACTCGACGTCATCGAGCGCGCGATCGAACTGTGGAGCAATCCAAATGACTGCGTGCTGTCACCGTTCGCCGGCATTGGTTCCGAAGGCCATGTTGCGCTGCAAAAGGGCCGGCGATTCATCGGCGTCGAGCTCAAGGAATCGTATTACCAGCAAGCCGCGAAGAATCTAAAGCGCGCACTCAGTGTCAGGAAACAGGGCGAGATGTTCACATGAAAGCCGCCGCGCGTGTTTGTTCGGTGTGCAATCGCGACGAAGGGCGAACGGTCACGCTCGCGTCGGGGCGTCAGGCTGATCTTTGCAAAGATTGCAGCAAAGACAATTTCCGACTCGCAGAAGCCGAACGGCGCGCACGCGCCAAAGAAACCGGCGAGGTCTTCAAATGACTGCCCGCGGTGATCGCTTCCGCCAGCACATGCAGTCGCAGTATCGCTCTTACCAGTCGGAGAAAGCTCACCCGTCCAAACCGACGCCGCCGCAAGACGGGCGCGATGTGGCGACGACGCGCAAACCACGCCGCGTTGAGGTCGAGGCGCGGATGATGCCGACGGTCGTGCTGTTTTGACCTTCACCGCCTGCAACCGCCGCATCGCCGCCGCACTCATGGCTCACGGCTGGCGCCTCTGGCGCGTCGAGGTCGTCGGCAAATTCGTTGACTGGGTGCTGATCAGAGATGTGGGCGCGACGTCATGAACTTTAAGTCTCCACTGTCCGGCGCTGGCCTCGATACCTCGGACGCCATCGTCGGCTCAATCTGGGTGATCCTCCATGGGCGCCGCCGCTACTGGTCTGCAGCCGTGGACGCGCTTTGCCGCGAGCTCGCTCGGCCTGATCAACCGCTACGCCCAGCATGCATCTGCGGCTCCGAGTGGACGTATCGCTCAGGGCTGTGTGCGCCATGCTATTTCGAGGTGCGCACGTGAAGAACGCACTCGAGTCGGCGATCGCGCTTGCCGCCAAAGAGTACGAGCGGCAAGGGCGCTGCCGACTCTTTCACCCGGAAGTGCCGACGATCCACAAAGACGGCCGCGTGGTCTATCTGCGCAAAGCGGAAGTGGACTTCCTTGGCGCCGTGCAAGGCGGGCAAGCGATTGCCCTCGAGGCCAAAGAAGAGTCTACCGAATCCTTTGACATCAAACGGCTCACCATGCGCGGTCAGGAACGCTGCCTTTCGTCGTATGCGGCTTTGAAGGCCGACGCGCGGCTGATTATCGCGTTTTCCTCTGAGACGTATTCAATCGATTGGCAATACGTCGACGCATTTCTAGCTCGTCCCTGGCGTGCCAGCCTATCGCTCGGGTGGTGCCGCGGGTACGGGCAGATCCTGGCGTACGAGGGCAAGCGACTACTGTTCCTCGACGGCGACGAGCATCGTGATTG